AGCAGGACAGGTCGGCAAAGCTGCTGGCAGAGTGCTTGTCAGAGTTGTCGAGAATTAAAAGGGTGGTGAATGGATCAGCCTACGCCTGAGGAGAAGTACCGAGAGGAGTTATTGCTGTCCAGAACGGTTCTCAGAAATGAGATGAGAAGGGCGTCACACGCTTACACGCCGAAAGACAGGCGGGAGTTAGTGAAGACCTGGAATGAGGTCTACAAGCCTGAGATCGCAAGAGAACTGTTGCGGGTAGCAAGGAACAAAGAGGCAATGTATCGCATTGCTAACTGGAACTTAGGTGAGTTTGATAAGGAGCGTCGTGGTGGCAAACGATAAGTATTCTGATATTACGGTCGTTGCCATTTATGGCGATGGGCGAGGACGTATAGCCCTGCCAGCTTTGAAGAAGACTGCGGCAGCACTGCCTGGCAGCAAGCAGTTGCTGATTACCAATGTAGCGGTAGATGCAGACGTTCCGCAGAAACTGGTGGCGCATGGGCTGGACTACCATGCTTATTCTGAGTTTGTGCTGTACGGGCTGCATCACTACATTGACACGCCTTATGCCTTGATCGTGCAGCATGACGGTTGGGCGCTGAATCCTGATAACTGGCGAGATGAATGGCTGACCTACGACTATGTGGGTGGGCTGACACACGCAGCCTTAACGTCCTATGGCCTCTACAAGACCATGTACACCTGGTGGGGCGAGTCAGATATCAGGATAGTACAGAACGGCGGCTTTAGCCTGCGTAGTAAGGCCATGCTGGAAGCGCCTTCTAAGTACGGCATCATGCGTAATCAACAAGCCGAACCTATGTTGATGAATGAAGATGTTCAGGTCTGCTGCTTCATGCGGCCTGCGTTAGAGAATGTGGGTATTCAGTTTTGTCCTGATGAACTCTCTAAATACTTTTCTTTTGAACATTTAGGCCCAACTCATGAGGGCATGGACTTGACCAAGGTGTTTGGTCATCACGCCAGGTTCAGACAGCTTATTGATGATGACAAAGTATTGTGGAAGCTAACCAAGGAGCAAATGGAAGGCATTCAAGGCGAGGAAGCGGTTTACGATTTATTTTCTGATTACTATAAATATGAAATGCTAATGGCATGAAATTTAATCTCGCGCAGTTTTACAAGTTTTGCTCACAGTTAAAGATTGAAACCAAAGAGCAGGGCTTAAAGAAGATGGATGTGCTGTTAGGCACACAAACGTATGTGATGGATGAGATCACAAGAGGGCTGGCTGAAGACATCCACTTCTTTGTGATCCTAAAAGGGCGGCAGCTTGGTATTACTACTATCTCTTTGGCTTTAGACCTTTACTGGCACTTCATACACAATGGACTCCAAGGCACACTCACCACAGACACAGAAGAAAACCGAGATATGTTCCGATCAACCCTTGCCATGTACATGGAAGGTCTACCCAAGGAATACCGGATACCGCTTCTTGCCCACAACCGGAATCAACTTCAACTCAAGAACCGCAGCCGCCTCTTTTATCAAGTTGCGGGGCTTAGAGCAAAAGGTAGCCTTGGTCGCGGTAAAGCCATTACCTTCCTACACGGAACTGAAACTTCGTCCTGGGGCGATGAAGAAGGTCTAGCCTCTCTGCTGGCATCTTTAGCTGAAACCAACCCGAACCGTCTGTACATCTTCGAGTCCACTGCGCGTGGCTTTAATATGTTCCACGATATGTACGTCACTGCGAAACGCGCAAGAACACAAAGAGCAATCTTCTGTGGCTGGTGGCGTAACCAGTTCTATTCTGTTGATGCTGATTCACAGATTTACAAAGTCTACTGGGATGGCAAGCTAACGCCAGAAGAAAAAGAGTGGACACGCGACATTAAGAAACTCTACGACGTAGAGATCAATAGTCGGCAAATGGCTTGGTGGCGCTGGAAGTTGCATGAGGGCATCAAAGATGATGCGCTGATGTATCAGGAATTCCCGCCTACTGAAGACTACGCATTCATCATGACGGGAACTTCGTTCTTCTCGAACGCCCGTTGTACGGACATGATGAAGATCGCCAAGAAGATTGGTTGCGACTACTATCGCTACAGCATGGGCGCAAACTTCGTAGATACAGAAGTGGTGAAGTCTACGGAACGCTTGGCAACTCTGAAGATATGGGAGGAACCCGTTGATACGGCTTATTACGTTATTGGGGCAGACCCTGCTTATGGCAGTTCTGATTGGGCTGATCGCTTTTGCATACAAGTCTACCGTTGCTACGCTGACGGTATGGAGCAAGTTGCAGAGTTTGCGACACCGGAGATGAACACCTATCAGTTCGCGTGGGTGATCGCCCACCTTGCTGGCGCTTACAAGAACTCGACATTGAACTTGGAAGTTAATGGCCCTGGTCAAGCAGTCATCAACGAACTGAGAAACCTAAAGCGGCAGGCAGCTATGCTGACAGGCCAACAAGGGTATGACTTGATGAACGTGCTTGGTAGCATGAGCAACTATATCTGGCGTCGTAACGATACCTTGGGCGGGATCAGTAACAGCATCGGCTGGATTACAACATCACAGACCAAAGAGCGAATGCTGTCGTACATGAAGGATTACTTTGAGCGCAACATGATGGCGATCTATTCGACCGAGTTGATTGATGAGATGAAGACCATTGTGCGTGAAGGCTCTAGCATCCAAGCAACTGGCAGAAACAAGGATGATCGTGTGATGGCCTCTGCTTTGGCTTGCGCCGCATTTGCCGAGCAGGTACAGCCGAAGCTAATCAACATGAAAATTACCCGTGAGATGAGCAGAAAGACTGATGACATGACGCCAGAGCAAGTGGCGGTTGGTAGGAACGTATCTGATTACTTGAAAAGGATTGGTATTTATGGAGGCAGTGCGTGAACGACGTTATTCCTAAAAAGGAATTATTAAAAATTATCAAAGCATTTGTGGCTGATGAAAGGCGCGGTATTCCGTTAGAGTTGTTTTCCGAACTTTGTGGCGTTGATCGCAAAACGCTCTACAACGTCTTCATTGTTGAGAAGTACCCAATGACAGAGTTAGTCCAGCGCAGGGTGTCGAAAGGCTATGAGTCCTGGCGCGATGGCGAGATTGCTGTGATGGAGCGCTACGGCAAGAAGTGGTTTGAGTTTCGCAAGACACCCAAGGTAAGAATGGTTAGAGGCTATGGACTTACGGTTAAAGATGGCGAGATCAAACTGGATATTGGTATTAAGAATCGTCTTGATTATGCTGGTTATTCACTTGATGATAAATTGAAGGGGATATGATTATGGGAATATTGCGTGATTATCATTGTCAGACGCACGGCTACTTTGAGTCGTTTGACGCCAAGTGTCCAATGAAAAGCTGCAATGAAGAAGTGTCTATCGTGCATCTTCAGCCGGTAGGTTTAAAGTCTGACAAGACTAAACACAATGACAAGACCTTGAATCAGTTGGCGATGGACTTCGACATGACCGACATCAAGTCAGTGCGCGAGGGCGAAAGCCAATCAGGTTATCTAACACGCAACAATAAGACGCCGCCGGAAGCGCCAAAAGAGCAGCGCCCTGGTGACGCTGTGATGTGGGGGAACACGTCCGGAACTCGCTGGAATTTGGACAGCCTGGTGAAGGGCAATGGTTATCGTTCTATTAACGGCGAATCCGTTGGCGTGAACCCTAAAGACCTTGGTAACTTGACAGCACCCAAGACTGCGAGTTATATAGCCGACCATGACAACCTGCAAATAAATCCAAATGCGGATACCTAGCAACCCACTACAGCGTGAGGAGTTCTATCTGGACTTGATCCAGAAGTGCTTTGTGTCACGGGAGGAGCGCAAGGCTGATTACTCCGCACTTCGATCCTATTATTTGTTTGGTGCAGCGCCGGAAGAATCACCGGCGCTTTTTAACAAGATTTTCCCGCATATCGACCAGTTGACCTCGTTCCTGTATTCCGCAGAAACGACACGGTTTACCATCAACCTCGGTGCTGAAGTTAGTCCTCAAGAACATCGGAAGATTCCGGTTCTGACTAACAAGCTGAACGACGAATGGCTAAACAGCAACTGTGATCAGGTCTTCTCTACCGCCCTGACCTGGGCGCTGTGTTTCGGCACAACCTACGTCAAGCTGATCGTCAACAACGGCATCCACCCGTACATGGTGGAACCGGCAGGTATTGGCGTACTGCGTGAGGATGTTCCGTACACTGACCGCCAAGAAGCGATAGCGCAAACCTATTACATCACCAAGTCGGAACTCTACGCCCGTCTGTACTCTCATCCCAGGCGTGATGAGATTGTGAAGCGCGTAACGTCTTCCTACCAGCCGCAGCAACTAGAAATTCCTGATGGCATTGACCGCATCATCATGTCACAGACCAACCCAACGATGACCGGCACGGTCAACTTGGACTTGTCTGGCATGAACCGCTACAAGGCGCGGGTGTCAGAAGACACGGTAGAGATGACCGAGTTGTGGGTGTGGAACGATGAAACGATGGACTACCAGGTGGTTACTATCGCCGATCCAGACGTCATCGTCTACGACCGACCAGGTGAGCAGGTATTTTTGAAGGGTGAGTTGCCATTCATTCAACTTTGCCCTAACCCAATGTACGATTACTACTGGGGGCAGAGCGAAGTACAGCGTTTGGTGTTCTTGCAGTCGTTGCGAAACAAACGGATGACGGAGATTCTGGACTTGCTATCTAAGCAAGTTAATCCTCCTACAGCGCTAATTGGCTTTACTGGCATCTTAGATGAGAAAAGTTTTGCGTTAAATCGGGCGGGTGGTTTGCTGGCAACCGATATGCCTAACTCCAAAGTCGAGAAGATGGCTCCGCAAATGCCAGGTGACTTGTTCGAGGTGATCCGTGAAGTGGATGCGATGTTCGCGGAAGCGTCAGGTATTACAAGCGTACTCTCAGGACGTGGAGAAACCGGCGTCAGAAGCCAAGGTCACGCCTCCCAACTTGCCCGACTCGGCTCCTCCAGAGCAAAAAAACGTGCGCTCATCATTGAAGATAGCCTCGAAAAAGTATCCACGCTGTTCTTAAAGCTGATTCAGGCCTATGATGACACCAAGTTGGTCGATGCAGAGGGTGTGTCATTTATCGCAGAACAGTTCACCAACAACTATGTGGTGAAGGTGGACGCTCACTCGAATAGCCCGATCTTTACTGAAGACCTGCGACAGCTTGCCTTCAATATGTTTAAGGCTGGCGCTATCGATAAGGAATCTCTGATAGATTTGCTTGAACCGCCGATGAAGCAGTTGCTGAAAGAAAAGTTGAAGGTAATGGAAGCAAAGCAGGCGCTGCAACCGCAGCCGCCGCAGCAAAGTAAACCTGACTTAAAAGCAGTGGGGGAATAATGGCTCAAGACGCTATCGCACCAAAAGCAGATCAACCAAGGGCGGGAACATCAGCGCCTATGGATGACTCGCCCCGCCAGCCAACCTTGCAATATCGGGTGCAGGGCATAAGAAGTTTCGACCGTAGCCCGTCTATGCGGACTTACGGGAGATCAGTAAGGGGATAAGTCTAGCTAGGAGATGAAGATGTACAAGAAAATGATGCGCGGTCGCAAAACTCGTCGTTAATCACCCCTAAAAGGGTAAAAGGGTGTGGCTGCTTGCCCATGAACTAGGTGGCCGCTGCTTAATGGAGGCTGTAATGGCACGCAAAGCACGCAAAGGTCGCAAGGCCTGCAAGTAATCCTTTCGGAGTAATCCCAAAGGGGCGGGGAAATGAAATATACGCCCCTGCTTGACAAAAGCTATTAAAAAGCTTACTTCTATCGGCAAAATTTATTGGGGTATTTATGAGCGTACCACCGGATCAACTGATGCAGATGATGCGTAGCGAGCGAAGCCCTCAGCAGCCATCGCCTATGGACTCAGAGGCGTCTGCAACGGATATGACGCCCCCAATGTCTGCCCCAATGTCTACGCCAGAACCCCAAATGGGCAATCGCGAAGGCGCAATGGTCAATTTAGGCCTGGCAATGGACTTAATTCAAAGAGCGCTACCGGCTTTGGGTAGCAGTTCGCCGGAAGGCGTTAAAGTCTTGTCTGCGCTACGCACTTTGACTGGTGTAATTGGTAGCAAGAAAGAATCCATTGACGAATTGAAGCAATCTGAGATTCTTCAGATGCTACAGGCACTTCCACAGGCGGGTGGCGCAACGCCGGAAGGTAAGGCTTTGGCAGCAGCGCCAGCAATACCTGGTATGCAGATGCCAGGCGGAACCCCTCAAACAATGTAAGGAGAAATCATGGATTTATTTAAGCCACGCGGCGCTTCCGCACCTCGCCGCCCTACCGACAACAACCAGCAGAATGGTCAAATCGTTAATACTCCCCGTTTTTCGGAGTTTGGCGGTCTGAAGAACGCTGGCGCAGCAGGCAGCAAGAACAAGATGCAAGTTCAGAAGCCTGGTGACGGTAAGCGGGTTGTTTAATTTATTAAGGGGATAATCATGTCATTAGAAGACCTAACACCAGAAGCCCGTGACGAACTGGCTTTGCTTGCAAAACAACTGTCCGAGAATCCTGAAACGCGCAAAGACTTTCTGCGTCAAGTGAAGAAGGTCAAGCCGGAGATGCCGATTCCCGAACTGGAAATTGAAGACTACACGCGCCATGCTGTCGAAAAGGCAAATGACCGTGTTGCTCAATTGGAAGCAAGGCTTCGTGAAAAGGATGCGATGGATGAACTCAACAAGCGTCGCAGCAAGTTGAAGTCCAAAGGTCTGATTGACAATGATGATGACATTCAAGAAGTGGAGAAAGTCATGCTAGAAAAAGGCATTACTAACCACGAAGCAGCAGCGGAATACTGGCGCTGGATGCAGCAGTCTGCCGCACCTACGCCAACTGGTTATAACCCGTCAGCTATCAACAAGTTCGACCTGTCGAAATACTGGAAGAACCCTGTTGCTGGCGCACGGGATGAAGCAGCAAAAGCACTCAATGAGTTGCGGAAAAACCCGCGACCCATTGGTTTGTAAACAAGGGGATTTTTGACTCGGAGATAAACTATGCCTATTGGTGGCGGTATTCTTCCGGCAACGGGTAGTACGCAATTTACGGAACTAACTTACGTTACCCGTAGGGCGTTTATCCCGAAGCTGGTCGTACAACTCTATAACTCGACACCGCTGATGGCGGCTCTGATTGCTAACTCGCAACAGGCTTCCGGCGGTGTTTCCTCTGTAACTGTTCCTGTTCAGGGTTCACAGTTCGTAAACGCTCAGTGGTCAGACTACAGCGGCTCGTTCGCTCAACCGTCTGTTCAGCAGGGTGCTTACAACGCTGAATTCAACCTGAAGCTGATGATTGCCCCAGTACCGTTCCTCGGTATGGAAGGCGCAGTCCAGCAAGACGCAGCTATCATTCCTCTGATCGAAGCGCGTATGAACGACGCGACTAACGTCATGATGGATGCAATGGCTACTGCCTTGTACACCAACACAAGCAACACGCAACAGTTCACTGGTCTACCGGCTGCTGTTTCGTCATCGGGTACTTACGGTAACATCGACCGTTCGACCTATACCTGGTGGCAGTCGAAAGAGTATGCCGCTGGTTCGGTCAACCCAACTCGTCAGAACATCCTTCAGTACATCAGCGGAACCGTGAAGAACGGCGCTGAAGTACCGTCGTTTGGTGTTTGCGGCTTCGGTACTTGGACATTGCTGGCTCAAGACTTTGTTGGTCAAGAGCAGTACATGATCACTCCAGGTAACGGCTTTGATGGTGACTCCAATGGCCCACAAGCAGCTTTCCGTGCTTTGATGGTCGCTGGTGTGCCAATTTATCCTGATCCTTATTGCCCTGAAGGTACTGTTTACTTCCTGAACAGCAACTACCTGTCGCTCTACATTCATGAGCAGGGTTCGTTCGTGTTCACGGGCTTTGAATCGACCCTTCCGAACTGGCAGATTGGCTATGTTGGCGCAGTGCTGACGATTGCTGAATTGGTCAATACGAAGCCTAAGTCGATGACCAAGGTCACGGGCTACAACTCTTTGACACTGTAAAGGAGAAATAGTCATGGCTCTTGGCTTAAACAAAATTCTGCTTGCTAACTCGGCAACTGGTGGTGACGGTTCGTACTTCCAGCCTTACTCTGCCGGTAATGCAACTGTTGTTCTTGATGCTGGCACTTATTACATTGCGCCGACCGCAAACGTCACCATCGAACTGAACACCAATACGTCTGGCAACATCAGCAACGCTTCTTGGGCTGTTGTTGTTGCTAACAATACTGGTGGTCTGTTCATTGCTGACGGTACTAACGTCCGTGCAAACGTGCTGTCAGGTACGCCGACCATTACCCTCTACACCGTCAATGGTGGCGAGGATGTGGGCAGCACCTACGCATAAGGAGCAAACATGAACGCAAACCATGTAGGTTCGCTCTATCCAGACGGGTTTGGTAGCTTTGCTTTCGGTAAGGCAGTTGGCGTTAGTGTCGCTGCTACCGGAAACGCAGTTGCTCAAATTCCCGTCGTGGGTGGTTCGGAGTACATTGTTCGCAGGATTGTTGTCGCTAATGCAAACAAAAGCATTGCTGCGGCTAACGTGACGATTTTGACATCGAATGATGGCAATGCGTCCAATGCTGTTAGCAATGCGACTGTTCTGTCTTCTGTTGATGGCACAACCAAGTACCAGGATGTTACGCTGGCAACTGGCACTGCTACGACGGTTTACTCTGCTGGTTCAATGTATGTAAAAGTGAACACAGCAGTTAGCGGCGGCACTTGCGACATTACTGTGTACGGTGACATCGTTACTCTATGACAACTGTATATGTGACTAATCGGGGCGAAAAGGCTCTGATCCAAAACTACGCTTTTAAGGACTATACGTTTCCTGTAAACGAACCAGTTGAGATCAGTGTAGTGATGGCACGTCATGTATTTGGTTATGAGCAGGAAAATAAACTTCCTGCGATGGTGATGCTTGGGTTATGCAAATCAACTAACGAGATCGAAGAAGGTTTGACCAAGTTAGCGAAGTTTCAGATAACCCAAGATAAGCCGGAACAGAATCGCTTTTTATCCCCTGGCGATGACTCAGTAACCCCCCTTGTGCCTAAAGCACATAGGGGGCGAACAGTCGTTAAAGCCGCTTAGATATGGGTTTTAAATGGCAACTCTTAACAGCTATATCACGGAAGTCCGTAGGCTGTTGCATGATGCAAACGGGAATTTCTATTCCGACTCGGAACTGACTGATTACATTAATGGTGCGCGTGATCGTGTTGCCAGAGATACCGGCTGTCTAAGAAAACTACAAGTTGCTCAAACACCAATAGCGCCCGTAGGCTATTCTGGTAATCCAGTTATCTGGACTGCAAACACCTTCTACGCCGCCGGTGCTTTAGTTTTTTCAAACATCTTTATTTATGTGGTTACTGTTGCCGGAACGACAGGTGACACGCCACCGCCTTATCCAGATAACTACACCGCTTACCCGCCTTCAACGCCTTTTATGAATGGCACGGCAGAGTTTCGTTACGCTGGTAATTGCGAGATTATTCCTTACGACAGTTTGCCGGAAACTGGGCAGACGCTTGATATTCTGAACGTGAATGTGTTTTGGGGGAACAGCCGTTATCCGCTGTCTTATATGCCCTGGACGCAGTTCAACGCACAATTGCGCTATTGGCAGAACTACATTGGTCGGCCTGTAGCATTTTCTGTTTTCGGGCAGAACCAGATTTACATTTCTCCGATTCCTGACCAGGTTTACACCATCGAAGTCGATACAACGATTTTGCCTGTGCCGCTGGTTAATGGCGCAGAGGTGGACAGCATTATTGATCCGTATACAACACCTGTTGCTTACTACGCAGCGTATACGGCGAAGTTCAAAGAACAGTCTTATGGCGAATCCGAAATTTTCTACCAGCAGTATGTCAGCAAGGTTCGCTCTGTACTCAACACGACGTTCACAAGGCGAATGCCTGACCCTTATAGCACTCCGTTCTAACTATGGCTGCGACAGAGCAAAAGAAAAGCTACGAGGTAGTCAAGAACTTCAGGGGTGTAAACACCAAGGCTAACCGCACGGCTATCGATAAGGATGAGTTTTCCTGGTTGGAAAACGCCATGCCTATTGGGTACGCGAACTTAAAGATTGTTCCGACCTACACCACTGCAAACGTCACATTTGCCAATACCGTTACAACCCTAACATCCTGCAACATCAACAATTCGGATTTAATTTTAGGGTTTTGCGAAGACGGTCGTGCTGAAGCGGTCAACTTAACCGATTACACAAAAAGCAATGTTGCTGTTACTGGCACGTTCTCCAATAGCGGAATTAACGTCACGCAGTGGAAAAGTGAAAGGGCGCTCATTGGTGATCCCCAAAAAGGCGTTTATTCTTGGGATGGCACTAATCTTGTGTCTATTGGTTCTGTTGGATCAATAGCGATCACTAAGGCTGGAACTGGGTACACAAGCACACCCGCTGTTATTATCTCGGCCCCCAATGAAACTGGTGGCGTTCAAGCAACGGCTCAAGCGACGGTTACTGCTAATGCGGTTACGTTTATCACGCTAACAGACGCCGGATCAGGCTACACATCACCTCCGACTATTACGATTACTGGAGGCGGCAGTAGCAACGCAGCCACAGCTATTGCCAGTTTGTCTACATTTAAGACAGGCACTGTGTCGGTGCTGGTAACGAATGGCGGTACTGGTTATACCAACGCAGCCAACACAACCGTTACTTTTTCTGGTGGTGGTGGTGCTAATGCGGCAGGCACAGCGATCTTGTCCGGCGGTCAGGTTGCCCGTGTGATCATGACCAATCCTGGTGATGGCTACACCAACAACTCGAACATTACCGTTACGATTGCGGGTGGAGGAGGCAGCAATGCGACAGCCAAAGCAGTCATCCTTACCGACCCAATCTCAGGAATTGAAACCTTCTCAGGGCGAACTTGGGTTAGTCAGGGAAGAACGATTACTTATTCTGCTGCTGATAGCTACAGCGACTTTACAAGTGTTTCTGCTGGCGCACTTACTCTGACGGATAACACGCTTCATAGCAATATTGTTCAAATTCTGTCTGCTAATAACTTTTTGTACATTTTTGGCGAAGACAGCATTAACGTCTTTTCTGATGTAAGAGTTACAGGCCTTGGCACGACGATTTTCACAAATACCAACGTCAGCGCGTCAGTAGGCACTCGACTGCCAGGCGCTATTTTCCCGTTCTTCCGTTCAGTATTGTTTATGAACGAATACGGTGCTTATGCACTAGTAGGCTCGACCACATCAAAAATCTCAGACCCGTTAGATGGAATCTTTCCAGGAATTGATTTCACCACAGCAGTAATTACTGGCGGTCAGGTGCTAGTCAATAACATTTTGTGCGCGGCATTCAATATCCGCTATAACTACAACGGAACTTATCGGTATATCCAAGCGGTCTTCTTTGATAAAAAATGGTTCTTCACTAGCCAGAACTCAAATCTAAAGCTGATCACTTCTTTGCCTGTTGCTGGCAAGATTAATATGTACGGCACAACCGGAACGGATTTGATTTTCCTGTATTCCGATCCGACCAGTCTGATAGAAAGCATTATCGAAACGGCATTAATGCCGATGACCGATCCGATTAGAACAAAACAAGCGTTAAAGATTGGCATAGAAGCAACTATTGTTAATAGCGGTCTTTTGTCTACGACGGTTGATAGCGAAACAAGTTCAAGCCCACCTTATCTGCTTGGAAATCTTGTTGATTGGATTAATAATTTCGGTAGTGTAATTTCTTGGATTAATAATTCATCCGCAGAAATTGATTGGATTGGCGGTCAAGGTTATGTTTTATACAAGACTGACGCGCAACAATGGGGTAAGTATCTTGGTATGACCGTTACTTCTAATTCATCAGCAATGGTGATTAACGGTTTTGAGTACGAACATGAATTGAGAGTGAGGTTCTAAATGCCAGTTCCAAATACATTTGCCACTGCAACGGCGTCGATACCGCTGTCGCAGTTGGATGCCAATTTTGCTACCCCTATCACGTTAGGCAATACAGCGATTCAGCTTGGTAACACGGTTACGACGCTGAACAACATGACGCTTGCTAACGTCACCATTAACAGTGGCTCTATTAGCGCAAACGTGGCAAACGCAACCACCGACAGCGTGAACGTTGCAGGCTATATGGGCTTGCCGCAGAATAGCCAAAACGGTAATTACAACGTGGTTATTGCTGATGCTGGTAAGCACATTTATCACCCAACAGGTGAGGCGGCAGCAACTTACACTTTTCCCGCAAACTCAAACGTCGCGTTTACGGTGGGTTCGGCAGTGACGATCATTAACGGCTCTGCGAACAACGTGACGATTTCTCTGACAACAGATACCCTGTACTTGTCATCGAATGGCGCAACTGGCAGCAGAACATTAACTCAGTGGGGTGTGGCAACGGCAGTCAAGATTGCTAGTACAACCTGGGTTATCTCTGGATCGAATCTCACATGACCGGCATCCTACAAGCGCTTTTGATGGGGTATGGTGCTGCCGGAGGTGGCGGCGGTTTAACCATCATTGAAACCTTTAATGCCACTGGCACATGGACTTGCCCTGATGGTGTGACGCAGGTGGACTACCTTGTGGTTGCTGGTGGCGGCGGTGGTGGTGGAAATGTAGCTGGTGGCGGCGGCGGTGCTGGTGGATTTCGCACTGGAACTGGTTTGTCGGTTACTGCTGGAACCACTTATACGGTTACCGTTGGTGGTGGCGGTGGTGGCGCAACCACGGGGGCAAGAGGAACAACGGGTTCAGATTCCGTATTTAGCACAATTACATCTAACGGAGGTGGAGGCGGCGGTGGTTTTACGTCAACTCCAAATAATAATGGTGCTAGCGGTGGTTCTGGAGGTGGCGCTGGCATATTAAGTGGCCCTCCTTATTCTGGCGGCATAGGTGGAGCAGGAAACACGCCATCAACATCTCCCTCCCAAGGCAACAATGGTGGCAATGGTGAGGGTTCTGCTTCTTATGGTTTTGGTGGTGGTGGAGGCGGTGCAAATGCGACAGGCGTGTCTGCTACTCCAAGCAGTGCTGGTAACGGTGGTAACGGTACTGCATCATCAATCGGTGGATCGTCCGTCACTTATGCTGGTGGTGGCGGCGGTGGGGCAGATTCTCGCGCACCATCAACTACTGGTGGAACTGGTGGTTCTGGAGGCGGTGGCGCCGGTGGTAACGGTGTAAGTGGTCAAGTCAATGGAACTGCTGGAACGACAAATAGAGGTGGCGGTGGCGGTGGCGCTGGCTACTTAAATAGCCCTCAAACTTTTGGCAACGGCGCTTCTGGCGGCTCTGGCATCGTCATCATTAAGTACACAACACCAGCTAACCGCATCCTTACCTTCAAAGGCTCATCTCAATGGACTTGTCCAACAGGTGTGACCAGCGTTGATTATCTGGTCGTGGCTGGCGGTGGTGGGGCTGGCGGTTCAAGCTCAAGCACTCAAGCAGGTGGTGGCGGTGGCGCTGGCGGATTTAGAACTGGTACAGGATTATCAGTATCTGCTGGAACGGCTTATACGATCACTGTTGGCGCAGGAGGCGCAGGGCTTGCTGCGGGAACGACCGATCCTGGGAATCCAGGGTCAAGCTCTACGTTCTCAACGATAACGTCAGCCGGTGGCGGTTTTGGTGCTTATGCTGCTGGCAATGGCGGTTCGGGCGGTTCTGGCGGCGGCGGCGCAGCAGGTTCTAGTGGCTCTGGTAATGGCGGCGTAGGAAACACGCCATCTACAAGCCCCTCACAAGGTAGCAGTGGTGGAGATGGATTAGGAAGTGCTAGCGGCGGGTGCGCTGGCGGTGGTGGTGGGGCTTCTGCTGCTGGGGGTGATGCGTCATCGACCCCGCGTTCAGGTGGAGCAGGCGGCGCTGGTACGGCGTCTTCAATTAGTGGCGCATCTGTTACATACGCTGGTGGTGGAGGCGGCGGAAATGCACATACAACTGGCTCTATAGCCCCAGGCGGTGCTGGTGGGGGCGGGAATGGCGGTCAAGATGCGTCTCCAGCAACAGCGCCAACACCAGGCACAGCAAATACAGGTGGCGGTGGCGGCGGAGGTGCGGCTAGTGGGTTTGCTTCTGGATCAGGCGGCTCGGGTATTGTGATTATTAAACTCAACTCATAACTATGAAAAAAATATACCGTTTCTACGGCATCGACGTTGCAATGCAAATGTTGCGTCCTGGCGCTAAATGGGAAATCAGCAACAACGTCTTTACTCGTTGGGATGATCCTAGACCTTGCCCAAGCATGGAAGAAGTCTACTGGGTGATGGAAAAGATTAAAGAGTTTGAGGAAAGCATTCCAACAATTTGGTTGACTGAACAATTAGAGCAGCAGAAGCAAGACGAAGAAGAACTAGAAAAGGCACTCGCATGAATATGCACAACCTATTTCCTACGCCAATCGGTATGTTCGACTTAGACCGAGAATTTACTGATGAGGAATTGTTGTTTGTTCGCGGTCAGGAAACTAGAGCGAATGAAGGTAATACCACTAGCGTTAATAACTTTGTATTGCGCGATCCGACGATGACTTCTCTGCGGGATTGGGTAGAGGGTTGCGTTGCTGAATACTTTAAGGCTACTAGCGATCCAAAGCACGACGTTGATTTGAGAATTACTCAGTCTTGGTTTAACTATTCAGAGCAAGGGCAGTGGCATCACAAACACGCTCATCCAAACAGTTTTGTATCAGGCGTGTTTTATTTGAATACCAACCCTGATGACCGTATTTACTTTTATCGTTCAGGCTGGCAACAAATAAAGTTTCCACCTGAAAACTGGAATTTGTATAACTCTGAATCGTGGTGGTTTGAGGCGGTAAAAGGGCGGCTAATTTTATTTCCATCATCACTTGAGCATAACGTGCCGACTGTTAAAGGTGAAGATGTTCGCATTAGCATGAGTTTTAACACCTTCCCTGTTGGCATTGTTGGGGATGAGATGTCGTTGACTGGTTTGAAATTGGAGGCTTGAATGGCGCACTTTGCTGAACTTGATAGCAACAATGTTGTGTTGCGAGTTGTTGTGATTGACAACAAAGATACGGCTGACGCCAGCGGTATTGAGAAAGAACACATTGGCGCTGCATTTTGCGAACGACTATTTGGCGGCACTTGGAAACAAACTAGCTATAACGGGAACATCCGCAAGAACTATGCGGGTGTTGGTTACAGTTATATGCCTGCGCCTATTGATGGTTTTGCTCCTCCTCGCCCATATCCAAGCTGGAATCTTGATCCTGATGATTGCCAGTGGGTTGCGCCAGTACCTATGCCTACCGATGATCAGTCTTACGCTTGGAATGAAGAAACGCAATCGTGGGAGGTGACAAATGGGAATTAATGCTTTTACCAAAACTGGTAACACTGTCACGTTCTTGGCAGCCACCACTGCCCCGACTGCGGTTCAGTGTTCGTCTACAACTATTGGCGGCAATCAATATCGGATTATTAACGCAGGAACCATTACTGTATTTCTAGGTTATGGCACGACTGCTGACGCAGCTAATAGTTCGGCGCAAGTTGTTACCAGTAGCCAAGCGGCATTTCCGCTGTTGCCAAACACGGATGAGATTCTGACGTTTGTTCCAAATGCGTATTTCACTGGCATCACGTCATCCGGCACAGCGACTGTGTACATCACACCTGGCGATGGCCTATAAGGAGTAATCATGCTAAAGGTTGCAGGCGGTGTAAGCGGTGGTGGTTCAGGCACAGTAACCCAAGTTAATACAGGTACTGGCTTAACTGGTGGCCCTATTACGACCTCCGGTACGATTGCGCTTGCAAACACAGCAGTCACCGCAGGTACTTATGGCACTGCAACCCAGGTTTCCCAGGTAGTAATAGATGCCCAAGGCAGAATCACCAGCGCCTCTAACGTAGCTATCGCTATTTCTAACAGCGCTGTGTCTGGCCTTGGCACAATGTCTACGCAAGATGCCAACAATGTCACGATCACTGGCGGCACTGTCGGAAATGCGACACTTACCAACGTCAACATTACCAGTGTTGCCGCTACGTTTCCAAATAACTACTTAGCAAACAGTTCAACGACACTGGGTAATGCTGTTCTAACGCTAGGCAGCACAACTAGCAGCGTTGGCAATCTTACGCTTTCCAATGTCACCATTTCTAGCGGATCAGTAACGGCAAATGTAACGTCAAGCAATGTCAATTTGACAGGCACAACGTCTGCTAACGCTACTTTTGCGACTTCTAGTCTGCCATTAGTACCAGAGGGCTACATTACCGTCCAAATTGGTGGTGTAAATAAGAAAATTCCTTATTACGGTGTGTAAATGGAAGGTCAGATGCTATTTAATCTTGTTGTTGGTGTCGCTGCCTTCTTTGGTGGCTGGACATTAAACAACATTACACGGATGTTGAACCGTTTGGATGAAGATATTCGGGATTTGCCGCACTTGTACGTCAGTAAAGACGATTACAAGAACGACATCCATGAAATTAAAGGAATGTTAGGCAAGATTTTCGACAAACTCGAAGGTAAGGCTGACAAAGTATGAACATGGAGACTCTTAGCATCGTGAAGTTCGGCGATAAGGACTCGCTAGGAGAGTTTTTGTTCGAAAACGGTGTTCAGCACAAGTTATTCCAAGAAACCTTCATGGATGCAGGCTTTACAGTGCCTGTTTTTCCTCTAATTGACGCCGATATCGACAATTTGGATGACTGGTTGCAGGTTCATCAGGTTGAACACCAGGCTTTTGCGAACCTTTTAGGGCTGAATAATCCCTTCAATTTGATCGATACAGACTGGAATAGAGAAGAAGATTTCTATGACTGGATAGCCAGTCACTTGTACATTCATGAACAGATTGTTGCTGCCCTTGAATTGGAAAATTGATTATGGCTATGCTTCCCCAACCAAATAGAAATGTTGCGATGCAACAAAACGCTGATGTTATGCAAGCCATGCAAGGTGGCGGCGGTGCTATGAGCAATCCGCAAACGCAGCAGGCTAGGGAAATGATTATGCAGCTTATGGAGCAGACTGGTCTAAACGCTAATCAGCTAAAAGAGTTGGGAAAGTTGGCAGAAATGAGCATCCAGGATCAGCAGGTCTATCCAATGTTTATGGAAAGACTTAGACGCTTTGGATTAAGCGATGCTGAAGGGTTGCGCGGTGATATTGATTACCAAGCGCTTGCGATCTTTGCAACTGCTGCGAAATTGATTTAAGGGAAAACAACATGGAAGCTTCTCAGCACGTTGCCAGACTGTTCCTGCGGGATTTGGGTAGAACGCCAGACCCTGCTGGACAAGCATTTTGGGAAAATAGGGCAAAAGAAGTTTCTCCTGCCCAACTAAATGTCGAGTTTCGTGAAGCCGCTAAACAGGAAAACCCGCAGGCTGGTCAGCCGCGAGGTAGCGGCATGGGAACCGATCCTTACTCAAGAATTGCACTTCCTGGAGAAGAAGGTTATAGACCAGATAAATCAACCAACTTTTTCCAGCAGCTTGCTCCTTTTATTGTTCCCATTATTGGCGCTGTTGCTCCTGCGTTACTTCCCGCTATTGGTTCTGCGTTAGGCGCTACAGGCGCTGCGGCAGCGGCTGTGGGCGCTGGTGTTGTTAATGCCGGAGTTACTGCCGCTACAGGTGGCTCTGCAAGTGACATTCTAAAAGCAGGTCTTGCGGCTGGCGCTGGTACTTATGCTGGTAGCGCAGCAGGCCAGGCTGTTAAGAGCGCTCAACAAGCGGGAACTCTTAGCGGAACTGTAGGCGGTAGCGCTACATTACCTGCGGTTGCTGCTGGTGCGGCTGGCGCTGGCACTGGTACGTTGATTCAAACGGGCGATCTTGGTCAGGCAGGATTGGCTGCGATTGGTGGTGGTATTGGTCAAGGAATAGGTGGCGCGGCGCTTGATGTGCTGCCGGATGATGCGAATCTCACGCTGAAGTCTGGTTTAGCTTCTGCTGCTGGTGGTGCTGGTGAAGCCGCTGTCACAGGCCAAGACATCGGCGCAAGCGCTCTTGTAAGTGGTTTGGCGGGCGCTGGTCAGGATTACATCACCGAACAAAGACTAAGGGCTGCTGAAACGGCAGCTACGCCATCAGCAAATCAGTTTGCCAACATTGAAGACATCATCAAACAAGCCTACGTTGATCCATCTTCCAAGGTAGAGGTTGCTCAAGCTATGGGAGCGCCTGCTGGCGGTGCAGCTTTGGCAAACGCAGTAGAAGCTTCTATTGTTAGAAACATGGTCACACAGCTACCACAGTCGATACTGGATAAGATCGTTGCTAATAGCACACCGTTGCAACAAGTGTTGGCTGAGACTGAGCGCCAAAGATTAATACAGAGCGGAGCATCGACGCTAGATAAAATCGTTTCTGCTACTGAGCGACAAGGCGCAGGATCGCTGCTAGATAGAATCATAAGCACCGCAGAAGGTAGATCGCAGTTGCTTAAAGACATAATTGCGAACACGCCTGAGTTTGCTAAGAAATATGGCAACGAAGCAACAATTCAGTCTTTGTCAGACGCTGGCGCTTCTACTGCTGCTAGAACAATTGGTGGCGCTGCTGCTTTGCTAACCCCTGGCAATATTTTTCAAGAAACGAATGAAGAAGCAGAGTTGGCTGCACGTCGACTCGGCGATCCCAACTTTAATCCAGCCGAGGTTTTGCCTACTGTAGAGGTTATTGCCCCTCCTGGAGAATTTGGCGTAGACCTTACAAGAACTGTGCTGGTTCCGAGGACTGGTGGCGGCATTGATCCATTTGGCAACATTTCTCCACAGCGTGATTCGGTTCAATCGCTTTATGACCGTTACTTAAATCGTGAAGCAGATCAGGCTGGACGCGAGTTCTGGCAGCAAAGGGCTACAGAAGTAAGTCCTGATCAATTGCAAAGAGAGTTTGAAGAAGCGGCAAGACGCGAATTGACTGCGCCTGGCACACAGGCCGGAACACAAACTCAAACAAATACGCAGACACAAACCGCAACACAGACGCAGCCATCGACACAAACTCAAACCGGAACACCTAGAGGTAGTAGCGGCGGCGGTGGTGGCGGCGGTGGAACGGCAGGCGGCACTACATCAACCATTACTGATCAAGATAGAGAAATTATCAATCTGACAGGAATTGACAGTGAAGGCCCAACGGTAACTGGCCCACCCGCACCTACCGATACTACTGGCGGTGACGAAACCGGTGGCGATGAGACTGGTGGCGATGAAACGGCTGAAGCAGACACTGGCGCTGAATCAACTGGTAGAACGCCTATCAGAAGAAAGAAGCGCAGAGGAACGGTTGAAACTAAGATGGTTCCGCTAACAACTTTATTGGGAGCGCCGCTTATGATGCCTGGCTCAAGCGCGTTAGCCCAAGCATTGAGTGTTGGTGACGCTGGTGGTTCTTATATGGATAAGAAGGGTAGAAAGCGTCAGCCTGTTTGGAACGTCGAATCGTTGAAACTATCAGATGAATTAGGGGGCAGTGGCTATGACTAAACAAATTGCAAAACTACTGAAGGCTACTTTCCAAGAGAGTAGCGACCTCAAGCAAATCGCTAAAGAACTCGCCGGAAAAGGCAGGGGTGGTGACAGTATGCTTGTGCATATAACGCCCAAAGAAGCGTATATGCTGAAAAATGCTGGTGGTGCTGGCACGATCAACCCTGATACTGGGCTGCTAGAGTTTTACGATGGCGGCTTCAAACTAAGTGATTACGCCGATTTTGAAGCGCCTAATGTCAGCACTGGTGGATATGGAAGTTCAAGAACGGCGTCAGTAGCAACTCCAGAAGTAGGTGAATTTACTCCTGTTTCCCCTTATAGTTTTTCGTCTAACACGCCACAAATAGATTTAACGCCACCAGAGACAGCGCAGTATTACGGCGCAGACCTTCCACAACAACGGTTGTATCCATCAGTTAATTTTACGCCCCGTCCTGCGCCTATTGACGTGAGTACGGACACAGGTTTTGTTCCTTCCACTCGAACGCTAGATGTTCAGAATCCTTATGGCCCTGGCAGTCCTACAGAATATGGTTTTGAACCAGTTTCTCTGTCAGAGAGAGTTAAGTCCACACTGACTAGCCCAAGAGTTCTTGAAAACATAACTATGGGTGGTTTAGCAGCGTTGCCTGGCATTATTGCTTCTCGCAATGCGGCTAAACAAGGTCAGCGTGCTAGAGAAGATATGGAGAAGATGGCTACGCCTTATCGTCAGCGCAGCGCAGAGTTACTTGCTCAAGCGCAGTCTGGTGAACTAAGCGCTGGAGAACAGCAGCAAATCCAAGCCATGCAAGCGCGACTAGCACAGGGCGCTGCCGGTCGTGGAGGCCCAGGCGCAGAACAAGCGCTGAATCAATTAGAAGTCTTCCGTCAGCAGTTGTTGACTGACAAATATAGATTAGGCCTGCAAGTAGCTGGAATTGCTGATCAGATTGCAACTGGCGCTATTAAGGCAGGGTTGCAGGCAGATCAGTATGTTAGCGAATTGACAGGTAACTATTTCTCTAATGCTATGCAAATGGCAATGCAGGGAATGACTGGTAATCAGCCAAGCATGGCTAGAAGACAGCTAGGAGCGTAATCATGGCAGCGATGTTTCCAACTGAAAGATCAGGCGTTCCGATGTTCGGCATGGACACGGCTGTAGACAAGGCTGCTTCTCGTAGGCAATCAGCTACTGCTGCGCCAGAAACGGCGGCTGATAAGGTTTTGTCTGACCCTATGTACCAGCAGTTTGTGGGTGAGCCTAGAGCCAAGTTGGAGAAGGCGCAGAAAGAGTATGGTTCGTTCGAAGGTGAATTAGCGGCTGATAAGGCAGCGCGTGAATCTACGCAACTAGGTCGTAGACAAGAAGCTTTTGATACTTACGCAGAAGCAGTAAAAGCGCCTGAATTACGCGCTGAACGTACTCAGTTGGAAGAACGCGCTGGTGAAGCGTTTGTGCCAACGCAAGAGAATGTTCAGGACATGACAACCATCTTTAGCTTGATTAGTGTGCTTGGATTCGCGATTGGTGCTGGTGGCAAGAGTAATGCTATTGGCGCAATGAATGCTATGAACGGCATGATGCAGGGATACCAACAAGGCAGGCAAGATCGTTACTTGCGCGAAAAGGACTTGTTTGAAGCCAACGCTAAAGCCATTAAGACCAAGATTGATTCGTTAAACAGCCGCATGGTAGACATTGCCAAGCTTGCTGCGGTGGATATGGAAAAGGCAAACATGGAAGCAGATATGCTGTTTGCCCAAGAAGGTGCTGATTTCCTAAAGCAGTACAAAGACAAGGTTGGCTTGGTCAACACCATCAAGATGTTGCAAGAGCAGGTCAAGGGTGGAGAGAAACTATTTGAGTTTATCGAAAAAGAAAGAACCCGTGCTGCTGAGAAAGAGTCGCAACGTAAGTTCCAGCAAATGATGCAAGAAGACCGTCAGCAGAATGCGCGTGATATGAAATATCTTGCTGCCAGCTTGAGAGGTGATGGCGGTAGAGGCGGTCAAAAACTTACTGAAAAAGATCGTTCGGCGCATCGTCTGCGTGAGAACTTGATTCCTGAGTTAGAAGAAGGTATTGACACTCTTGACCGCTTGAACAAAGAAGGTCAATGGACAAAGATGACTGCCCTGCTAGGGTTGGACACCAGAGCCGCAGAAGCAGCATTCAAGGATGATCCAGAAGCCCTAAAGCTAATTAGAACTTTTGCCTTCTTCCGTAGTAAAGAATTTGAAACTGGCGGTAAGGCGCTGACCAGAATAGAAGATCGAATTCTTGCCCCACTGTATAGGTCGGACTGGCGTGTTTATGAGGCAGTCAGAAATGCAATGGTTCAAGGCGTATCTGAAATGTCGAGAGAGAAATCAAGACTGGAGGAACAATTCCCAGGCTTGGGTGGTGGCAGTGATCGTCGCAACGAAATGCCAGCCCCTAAAGCTATGCCAAGCGGTGACAAACTGAAGGCTTACTCGGATGCTAACTTTGGTGGCGATCAAAACAAAGCTAGAGACTTCTTACGTTCACAGGGGTATCAATAATGGCTGTTGACATTAGCGATCTACCAAAACCGTCGCAAACAGACTTCAGCGACCTGCCGACACCTAAAGCGCCTTCAGCGCCTAAAGCTTCGACAGCTTCACCTGAAAAGCCGTTTGAGGATCGGCTGAAAGACATTGGTGGCGCAACCGCATTTGGTACTGCCGCTGGCGCTTTCTCGCCGGAGATTGCTTTTGGCGCAGGCCAGGTGTTAGAGAAGGTTCCGTATGCGCCAGTAAGAGCCGCAGGCACAGCAATGAAGGCCGCAGCCCCGTCTATGACTGGCGCTAAAGGTCGTGCGCTTGGTTCTTTGGCTGGTGGCTTTGGTGGGTTGACTAGCGAAACAGCAGGCCAGGCGGCTGAGTTGTTTGGCGCTTCTCCACCTGTTGCTGAGAGCGCTAGGATTGTTGGCGGTCTGCTGCCGCTTGAAGCGGTGACTAGCGGCACTAGAGGTGTTGGATCATTGATTAGTATGGTCAAGCCTGGTGCTGGCACTGCCTACAATATGATGAGAAGTGTCATGCAAGATGTTGGCGTGGCTAATCTCGCAGGCAAGCAGCGTGAACTGGTTATGCAGCGGATTGAAGAACTCCGCAAGTCACCTTTTACAACTGATGCTCAGAGAAAGATTTACGACAGTATTTCTGATTCTGTTAGCAAAGCTACCAACCTAGCAGAAGCGGAAGCCAACTTAGCTAGAAGCACGGCTGGAGCGCAGGCGAGTGGTGTTCGCAGCACGGCACAGCAGGTATCTAAAGAAGAACGTGAGAAGGGTGTTCGCTTGGCTGCTACTAGAGGCGAGTTAGAGGAAACCAAAAAGACGCTGCTAGACAGAGCAAAGAGTGGATTGCGTGAGGTGGGTGACGCAACTGTTGAACTGTCGCAAATGGGTGCAACACTGCGTGACAGGATTTTGCAAAGGTTTGAAACCGGATCACTGGAAAGGTCAGAGGCTTACAAGCAGCAGAAGGCTTTGCGTGATCAGGCTGTGGCTGCAAAAGAAAGCCAAGGTGTTTTTGTTGAATCGCTGGAAGAATATAAAACACTTGTACAAGACCTGCGTAACAAGTTGTTAAAAGGTCAAATCGCTCGACAACAAAAAACAGCGCCTGTGACTGAACCAGGCGTGTTGAAAGCTTATAAAAACATTTATGACGCAGTAACAGCGCGTAAAGTGGAAATAGGCATGAATGAAATGGGGAAGCCGGTCTACAAGACGTTCCCTACTTCGTTTGATGCTCTGGATGATGTGCGTAGGCGTTTGGGTGACGCCGCTTTTGGCAAGCAAGCAGAAGGATATGAAGCGCTTGGGCAGAAAATAGCGCAAGAGTATTACGCAAAAATTAGCGATATTCAGTCTAAGTTTGCAGGTGACGCGCATGATGTGTTGCAAAAGGAATATGAGATTGCTTCACGTTTGCTAGAGAAGTTTAGAACCAAGGCTGGCGCAAAAGCTACTGCAATGGATCGGATTGATCCGACTCAGTTCAAAGCCGATGCCAAGTCATTGCCTGCTGCGTTATTCAACAGCCAGCAATCAGTTGCAGACGCTATTGCGCTAACAGGTGATCGGAACCTGGTTCTTCAAGAGGCCAAGAACTATGTGGCTAAGAACCTTGCCAACATGGATGCCAAGGCAGCAAGGAACTGGCTGACCAGCAAGCAGAACTCAGATTGGCTGACTGCCCTGCCGGAAGTGAGAACTAGCGCCAACAACTACGTTATGAACCTAGAGCGTGCTGAAGGTATGGCTGCGGGTGCTGGCAAGGTTGCGACAAGGAAAGAAGCGTTAGAGCGTCAGGCTGGTAGAGAAGCTGGAAAGGCGCTGGATATTGGTGAGAAAGAGGCTGGCAGGCTGGTTAAAGAAGGCGAGAAGGCTGCTGGAGCGATTACCGATGCAGCTAGGAAAGAAGCCTCTACTATCCTGAGTACCGCTGAACCTGCCGCCCGTGTCCAAGAGATCATTACGTCAGGTGACAGAACCTTGTGGGATCGGGTTGCGCCTGCGATTGCGGCTAGTCCTAATGGTAAGCAAGTCTTGGAACAGGCTATTCGTCAGGTCATGTCTGACAGGGCGCAGCAGGGCGTATTTGGCGCACAGCGTTTCTGGCAAACTAGCCTGAAGGATTCATTAGCCAGAACAGGTTTGATGCCTACTAATAAGATTAACGAAATCAGTCAGCAGCTAGATGCTATTGCTAATTCCGCACTGCCAGAGCAGCAAAAGCTTAGTTTGTTTGGCAGAACTCTGAAGAATTTAGCTGTGACCTATGTAGCGCCCCAGGTAGGTTTGTCTGCTTACCAAGCGCTTACAGGTGCTGGCAAGCCAACTTCTATGCAACCAGGGAGGTAATCATGCCACTGACAAAAGGATTTAGTCAGAAGTCGATTAGTAAGAACATTCGTCGTGAGATGAATCGTGGGAGGCCACAGAAGCAAGCGGTGGCTATTGCTCTTAGTGTTGCTCGAAAAGCAAAGAAAGGAAGAAAATGATCCGCAATGACAGACCCCAAGAAGCCGGTGTTGGCGATGAAACCCCGCCACCAACCATGATTCAACCAACCCGCAAGATGAAGCGCCCAGAGCAGGCCGTGCAGAAGCGTAAAGCCAAGCGATGAGCAAGAAGACCAAGGGGATAAATCCAGAGTTGGAGAGGGCAATCGGTGATCTGCTAAAGGCCACCATGTCCGATCCAACCGCCAGTTTGACCGACAAGTCAAAAATCATCGACAGAGCGTTAAAACTTGAACAACTAAAAGCCAGGATATCGGATGATGATTGGGGTTCAGGGTTTGCTGATGATGAGGATGAGTAGTAAGATATGAGTATCCATTTAGAAAGGGGATACAAGTATGGATGCTATATCACTGGTGCGTTTGGCTTTGAGCGTCATCAGCGAGAGATTGCTTGTGATTCTGGCTTTGTGCCTGAATTTCGCGCTCGCTTGCTGGACAATGTGGGGATTGATGTGGGAGAGGCTGGTAGCGTTAGCCGTGTTTGCGTTATTCAGCTACCTTTTGATAAGAATGGAAAGGAATAAAGATGCGCGACAAGAAAGACCTAACG